TGGGAGATCGTAATGCCGTACACAAAATCGCCGAGGCCGTACAAGGAAGAATATAAAAAACAGGTTGAACGTGGTGAACACGAGAACCGTATGGAGCGGCAACGCGCACGTCGTAAGTTAGATGCGAAGGGCGTTGACCGTGCTGGTAAAGATATAGATCACGTAAAGATGTTAAGCAAGGGTGGTAGTAATGCTGATGGCCTGCGCTTAGTATCTCCATCAAAAAACCGTGCACGTAACGGACATAAAAAAAATGAAAAAAAGTCTTGACCTTTGGTTTAAGCAGGATTAAATTAGACGCATATGTGACGAGCCGTGGTATTGCATGACAATAGAATCGACCGTAAGGTATGAGTGGGTTGATTCGGGGAGCTTGGCTAACTTACCCTACAACCATACCTGCTAGTACGAATACACCTTGTTCGGGAGCTAGTGAGTAAGAATAGTAAACAGTAGGCAGAATTGGACACCCAGTTCTGCCTATTTCCGTTTCTCTAGAGAATTGGTTATATGGAAATTATCCAGAACAAAGCATTACTACTTACACTGCGTGACCCTTCAAAGGTAACGGATGTCATCCCCAAGAGTAAAGACGTGGGTGGCGGTAAGGTGTTGGTACGGTGGGGTTTAGATGAAGCGCACGTACTAAAGAATTTAAAGATTAAGAACGTACCGTCGCCTATATTGGCGCAGTATGGCTGGCCGGGGCTGTACAAACCGTTCGATCACCAGAAGACGACAGCAGCGTTTCTTACGCTAAACAAAAAAGCATTTTGTTTGAACGAGCAGGGTACGGGTAAGACAGGTAGCGTTATCTGGGCAGCAGACTATCTGATGAAGCAAGGCCGAATCAAGCGCGTGTTAGTAATTTGTCCGTTGTCTATCATGGACTCAGCTTGGCGTGCAGACTTGTTTAAGTTTGCTATGCACCGTTCGGTGGACATTGCGCATGGTGCAGCAGATAAAAGACGCGAAGTTATAGAGAGCCAAGCAGAATTTGTAATCATTAACTACGACGGCGTGGAAGTTGTGTCCGATGCGATTGCTGCCGGTGGGTTCGACCTGATCGTAGTTGACGAGTGTAACGCCTACAAGAACGCACAGACGAATCGGTGGAAGGTACTTAACAAGCTAGTCAAGCCTGAGACGTGGTTGTGGATGATGACGGGTACACCAGCAGCGCAGTCCCCTATGGATGCGTATGGGTTAGCTAAGTTGGTCAACCCGCTCGGCGTACCGCGTTTCGCATCGTCGTTCAAAGACATGGTTATGTACAAGCTAGGGCAGTTCCGGTGGATTCCAAAGCCGACTGCGCTGACTACGGTCTTTAACGCACTGCAGCCAGCGATTAGATTTACGAAAGACGAGTGCCTTGATTTGCCGGAGATGACTTACGTATCGCGTGAGGTGCAGTTGACCAAACAGCAGCAGAAGTACTACACGCTGATGAAGAACCGCATGGTCATGGAAGCAGCCGGAGAAGAGATTACGTCAGTGAACGCAGCAGTCAACCTGAATAAGCTCCTGCAAATATCTTGTGGTGCAGTCTATTCGGATACAGGCGAGGTTGTTGAGTTCGATATTAAGAATCGCTATGCAGTGTTGAAGGAAGTAATTGAAGAAGCTAACAACAAGGTACTCGTGTTCGTACCGTTCAAGCATGCGATTGACATTATCACTACTAAGCTAAAAGAAGATGGCGTAAGCGTAGCTGTGATCCGTGGCGATGTGTCAGCAAACAAACGCACCGAGATATTTAAAAGTTTTCAGGAGACCCCAGACCCACGCGTACTGGTCATTCAGCCGCAATCAGCAGCACATGGCGTTACGTTAACAGCAGCAGACACAGTTGTATGGTGGGGGCCTACGGGTTCTTTCGAGACATACGCACAAGCTAACGCACGTGTGCATAGACCGGGGCAGCGGCATCCTAGCGTAGTGATACGCCTACAAGGTTCCAACGCCGAGAAGCATGTGTACAAGATGCTGGATAACAAGATAGACGTACACACAAAAATTGTAGACCTATACAAAGGATTACTAGACTAAGGAGAAACGACGATGGAGATCGACGAGATTACATTAGCAAAGTTGGTACGCGTGTACATAAAGATACGCACTGCGCGGCAAGAGTTGGTGACCAAATACGAAGACGAGCTAGAAAAACTCGACGCCGATATGACTAAGATTAAGAAGAGCTTACTCGCGTACTGTAAGGAGCGGGATGTTGAGAGCGTACGTACTGCCGAGGGTTTGTTTTATCGGACAGTCAAGCAGCGGTATACGACGAATGATTGGGAATCAATGGGTAAGTTTGTTATGGAGAACAACATCCCAGAGATTTACGAGAAGCGGCTAAACCAAGGCAACATGAAAATATTTTTAGAGCAAAACCCTGATAAGTTTCCGCCGGGGTTGAACGTAGATAGCGAATACCAAATAACGATAAGGAGGAAATAATGGGTACAGATCAATACGTAGGGATAGAGGCCGTCGCTAATTACTTTAATGTCTCTATTTCGACTGTCCGTAACTGGATTAAGAGTAATACAATACCGGCGAGTTTGGTTCTAAAGATCGGCCATACACACCGATTTAAGATTGCCGATATTGAAGCAGCACTAAAAGGTTCACCAGAGCCAGCATCAGCAGTACAGCCCGACATCTCTGACTCTACGCAAGTGCAACTAGAGTTGGATTTTAACCCCGATGAAGATATTTAAGGAGAAACGACAATGAGCGAAATGACTCTGTTTAATGGTGAAGTACCAGCATATTTACGTGAACTGCAAGACGACGCAACCTCGGCTATTTCCGGTGGTGGCAATAGTAGCGAAGGGCAGTACAAGCTGTCCATCAAAGGCGGCGCGTTCCGTGAGATGGTAGGCAACAAGGAAGTGCGTGTTAGCGAAGAGCGTTCGATGAACGTGATTATTATCAAAGCCGCGCCGAGTGTGTACCGCTCGTACTATGCAGGTGCTTACGTCGAAGGGCAAAACGCATCACCGGCTTGCTGGTCTGTGAACAATCAGACTCCTGCAGAATCAGTACCGGCAGATCAGAAGCAAGCTAACAAGTGCATGGACTGCAAGCAGAACATTAAAGGTTCTGGTCAAGGCGAATCACGTGCTTGCCGTTATCAGCAGCGCGTTGCATTGCTTATCGAAGGCGAAGTTGGTAAGCGTCGTGTAGCACAACTTATTTGTCCTGCTACCTCTATATTCGGCGAAGGCGAGAAAGACAAGTTGCCGCTGCAAGCCTACGGTCGTCACCTGAAAGCGCACGGTACTCCTGTTACCGGCGTGGTGACACAGATTCGGTTTGACATTAACAGCCCAACACCTAAGTTGTTCTTCAAGCCAGTACGCCCGATCACTGAGGAAGAGTTCCGCATCGTCAAGGAATTGAAAGATTCTCCTGCAGCAGAAGAAGCGGTTAACTTTACTGTCTCGCCACCAAAGCCAAAAGAAGCTAAGGATGAATTCGAGACCGTTAAGAAACTTGCTACTCCTGCAGCAGCGTCAGACGAAGTAGAAGAGCCAAAGAAAGTAGTGTCCAAGAAAACTGCAGAACCGGCACCTGAGTTAGCCGATCTCGTAGGGAAGTGGGACGACTAATTTTTTACGGGGGAAAGCGGATGTTAATGCCGACTGCTGGCGTGTCGCACGGGACTCTGTAAAGAGCGGTGAGCATGTAACAGACACTAACGCAGCGAGTACCCCACCTTCTATTTCTCTGGACGGACATGCAAACTACACAATTCTTAGCATCAGTCCTGAGTGCCGAGGGTCATTACTGCACACTAAGTATTAACCTCAAAACTGAGGAAACCGTGCAGATGTTCCATACCTCCATTGAGGATGCGTTCGCTCGGGCGCAGGAAGTGAATCAAGCCGGGCTTAATGCGTACTTTGCATTAGCTACTTATGAAACACCTAAATCACGAAAGGCTATAAATGCTAAACAGCTTAAATCGTTTTTCATTGACATGGATTGCGGAGCCGACAAAGCCGCAGCGAACAAAGGGTACATAGACCAAGCCGCAGGTATTAAGGCGCTCAAGGGATTTTGTAGTGAGCTAGACTTACCTAAACCTACCATCGTTAATTCGGGTAGGGGGATACACGTGTATTGGGCTTTGACCGAAGCTGTAGATGCCGACGTGTGGGTTCCTGTAGCGCAGCGGTTGAAGACTCTATGTAAGAAGCACAAGCTACATGCAGACCCGATGGTTACGGCCAATTCGGCGGCGGTGTTACGTGTACCCGGTACTTCTAACTACAAAGATGACCCTGCAAAACTTGTTTATATATTTGGGGAGCCAGCCGCCCCAGTGGACTTCGCAGCGTTCAGCAGCCTACTCGGCACTGCCGCAGTTGATAGTTCGTACGTGGCAGGTAGGGTAGATGAAGTAACAAACGCACTAGCAGGTAGCTACAGCAATTCGTTTAAGTTGATAGTTACTAAGACTGCGGCAGGCAAAGGTTGTGAACAAATAAAACACATCTTAAGGAATGGCGAAGATATTGGATATGACCTATGGATTGCGGGTTTATCTATTGCCAAGTTCTGCGTGGATGGAGAGAAATCAATACATAAATTGTCCGATGGACATCCAGAATATGATCCGAAAATAACAGAGCGACGTGCTGCATCTATCAGAGGACCGTATAGGTGTACGACATTCGACGAGACTAACCCCGGAGTGTGCGATAACTGTCAGTTCAAAGGTAAGTTTGGTAGCCCGATTGTATTGGGGCGCGAAGTTCAAGAAGCCACAGAAGAAGATAACGTCATACAAGATAAGCCAGAGATAGCTACTGAGATTCCTTTACAGACTTACGTCATACCACAGTACCCGAACCCATACTTCAGGGGCAAGGCAGGTGGCGTGTTTAAGAAAACTAAAGATAAAGACGGCGATCCGGTAGATGTTCCCGTGTACCACAACGACTTGTATATTACTCGGCGTTTACACGACCCCGATGTAGGTGAGTCGATAGTGATGCGGTTGCACCTACCTAAAGATGGCGTACGTGAATTCACAGTACCGCTAGTTGGGCTGCTATCTAAAGACGACTTCAGAAAAAATGTAGCACCCAAAGGTGTTGCTGTACTTAACATGGGAGAGCTTATGAGCTATACAAATGCTTGGGTTAATAAACTACAGGCAACCACGGCGGCTGATTTGGCCCACCGTCAGTTCGGATGGGTGGACGATACCTTTACAGCCTTTGTAGTCGGCGAGAAGGAGATTCGCGTTAATCGGGTAGAAGTTAACCCGCCTTCCAAGTCTACTGCAGGATTGTTTCCGGGATTCCAAAGCAAGGGAACTATGGAAGGGTGGAGAGCCATATCTGATTTTTACAATCGCCCGAACATGGAGATGCACCAGTACGTAATCGGGTTGAGCTTTGGTTCTCCGTTTTTGGCGTTCACGCCGATTAACGCTAGCTTGTTCCATATGCACAGCAAAGAGTCTGGTCATGGTAAGACTACGGCCATGAAAGCCGGTACGAGTATTTGGGGCGATCCTGATTCGTTGCTGATGAAGGAGTCTGATACGACTGCTACTAAGATGAACCGGTGCGAGATTTACAAGAACATCTTTGCGGCGTTTGACGAGCTGACCAACGTGATGCCCAAGGACGCTAGTGATTTCTTGTACCAACTACCTAGCGGCTTACAGCGTAATCGTATGTCCGGGAAAGATAACTCCGAAAGATTCAGGGGTGCGCCGTGGCATTTTAATGCGTGTAGTACAGGGAACACGAGCTTGATTGAGCGTATCGGTTTGTACAAGGCAGTCCCTAAAGCGGAAGCAATGCGCGTACTTGAGTACCGTGTTGAAGCATATAAGTTTGATAGCAAAGCCGAGACAGATGGTCTGAGCTTGGCGTTAGGTAACCACTACGGTCACGCATGCGTACCTTATATGCAGCACGTCATGGCGAACCTTGAAGAATGCAGACAGATGTTTTTTGACACTCAGAAGCGGCTAGACTTAGCAGCAGGGTTGTCGCAGCCACATAGATTCTGGTCGGTACAAGCAGCGTCGGCTATCACAGGCTTACTGATCGCTAAGAAGATCGGGCTTATAAGCTACAAAGTTTCGGACGTGGCAGCATGGCTTATTGATGTTTTGATTAAGGCAAGAGAAGCGGCTGACGTTATGAGTGGTACGGTTGAAGATACCCTGAGTAGCTATCTGGCCGAGAACTATAACAACATCCTGCGTATTCGTAGCACCGACGATTCCAAGAACAGTGAAGGGTTAGACCACCTCATTGTGCCTGACGGTACGCCACGTATGCAGTTAGTTGCTAGGTACGAGTACGATACTAAATTAATGTATCTTTTACCAAAACCGCTTAAAGAATGGTGTATCAAGAACCAGCACAACTATTCTGCGTTAGTGCAGGGGTTCAAGGACGGTGATACTCGGGCGGTGTATAAGAAAGCGCGGCTAGGTACAGGTACGCACATGAAGCTGCCAGCCACGGATGTTTGGGTACTAGAGTTTAAAGACTTAGACTTAGATTTGGATAGTACGGATGCCAAAACCCCGCCCAAACTTAGCTTCGCCGATTAACCCGGATGGCGTGCCGATATACCTAAATTGGAATAATTTGGTTGTCGGTACGTCAGTATTTATACCCGCATTAAACATGAAATTATTAAAACGACAAATGACTAAGGAAGCCGCTTGGCGGCAAGTTCATGTAGTGGGTATGGAAAGAATTGAAGGGGGGAAATTAGGTATGCGCTTCTGGCGAGTTCTGTGATAGGATTCCATTGACGGATGGCTCCGTCGTTTCTCCTTCGTAACACTCCCCTCTGGGGCTTTCCCCGGCCTGTGTGCCGGGGTTTTTTTCACTCTTCGTTTCCGTATGTGTCGCCATCGTACTCGGCTGCATCGTCCAACAACTCCGCACGCATACCCTTACTTAGCGTGATACCGTGATACATCGTGGCGCTTGTACGAGCATGCTGCCGCATAGAGTCTCTAATAGTCCCACCGGTAATTCTAAGCCCCGGATGTTTCTGCCCCAACTCTTGTAATTTCTTTAACGCCTCTTGCGCTTCGTCATTGTCACCCATGCGTGTAGCTACATAAAACTGCTTGAGGTACTTAGACTTATCCTGCGTAGCTTTCTTGTCAGCTTCTTTTGCACGAGAGTTAATTTCAAGTTGTCTGGTGTACTCGGCGGGAGCAAAACCAAAGGCTTGGGCAAACACGTTACTCGCGCCAACTTCGCCGGTAATTGGATCACCACGTAAAGTCGTCGTACCTTCATTAGCGTAGCGGATAGACTTCATAACATTACCGAAAGCGGAAGGGAGTATCGACTCTACTCCACGGGCTACATTACCTTCAGCAATCAACCCGATGCCGCGTTCTACGCGAGTACCGACGCCATAAACCGGACCGCCCATTGCTTCCAACATAGACAGCATAACCGTCTGCGAATCCTTCTTCTGAGTATCACGTACTAACAAGTCACTTAAGCCGATACGACTAGCAATCGTCAAGCCGGTCAACTCATTGAGGCCACCACTGTACAACGTCTCACCTAAATATTTACGTGTAGCTGTGTCAAAGTCGTCTTCGTCGTCGTCTTTAAACAAGTTGTAGACCATAGCGGCAATACCAAACATCGGTAAACCTTGTACACCGGCCATCAACGCGGCACTACCGTAAATGCCAGCAATCTGGCGCATCGCAATCTTACGCGTTTCAGGATCAGTACTCTGCAATGCCTCACGTGCGGTTTTATACATCATGTAGTACATGGACACGCCGTAGCGTTTGAACATGAATACAACTTTACCAAGCCCGCTTTGTGCGATACGTGGAGCAGCGGCAGCAGCAGTACCACCGTTAGTCAATTCCACCATGTAGATAGCTTGTTCAGCGGCGGCAGTTTCTTTATCTGTTGGTGAAAGTGCTTTCTCTGCTGCAGTAGCCTTGTCGCTATTGAGTCGGTCGAGTTCAAGGTTGTACGCAGCAATCAATGACACCTGCCGATTCATCCGTTCGCCATGATGGAAAACAAACCCGGAAGCTGCGTTAATCGTGGTCAGTACGCTCTTAGACTTGTCTACATCTAAGGTCTCGTACATCTGCGAACGGTTAAGCTGGCCTAGATCACCGGCAACTTGTGCCAAAGTTTTAAGGCGCTTCACGCGTGGGTCAAGACCTTTAGCATCGAAGTCTATGTTATCTAGCGACGGCATCGCACGGGCAGTTACTTTCTTCTCACCCGTCTCGGTCGGCACAAACGTCTCGATGTCTTGCTTAAACCCGCTAGTTGTAAAGATACGGGTAGCTTCGCCCAATGCTTTAGTTGTAGCACCGTACCCGTACTTACCACCGAGATAAGGTGTAACAACCAATGGAATCTGCGCCAAGTTAACCAATGCGGAAGATAAGTTAAAGCCGAGCGTCATGTTAAAGCCGATAGACGTGGCAACTTTAGACCATGTAGGTACTTGCGGGCTGATAGCGAAGTCGATACGCTTATTCAGTTCTTCAAGGTACGGCTTGGTATCTGCTTTGCTGCCACTTTCTTTAAACTCAGTAAGCATCTGGGTTCGCAAATTTGAGAACTTACCAGCGTACTCCATGTTAGCCAACTGCCTAGAGATACTTAATGTCTTCTCACGTAACGCGCCAACAGCATCTTGCTTGAAGCCGAGCGTACCTTTACGAGTACGGAATGATTGTGCGAACGATGTCTCAGGTAGTGTGGTCAGAAACAACCGCATCGTCTCATCAATAACAGTCGGGTCAACTTTATTGGCTTCCATAACTTTTAGTACGCCACTGACGAACGAGGTAGCTGGTGCACTACGGTAGTTAATCTGCGACACGTTAACAAACTCTTCAAAGTTCTCGGCACCGTGAGTTGCGTATTCTTCTTGTGCACGTTCTCTAGCACGTTTAGTTTCTTCTCTAGCCGCTACTGCTTTAACGAACTCTTGTGGATCAATGTCAGCCAATGAATCCATATCAAGAATCGGTTATTAGCAGTCCACAAATTTCACTATT